AAGTTTGCGTGAACCGATTTGATGATGAAACCAAGCAAGCATTCCTTGAACTCTATGACAAGGTTGATGCTGATTTTCAACTTCCCGTTGACCAGGAGCAACAATCCTGATAGAATATGAGGAGGTCAATGTGCCTTCTCTTTTACTCTTTTACTATGAAACAAAATGTCTGAAAACTTTGAGAGCACTTACGAAAGTCTTCTTCCTGAAGGATTTTCTGCAGTTGCTGCTGCAGATACTGTAAGATTTGATCAAGATTACTGGGCAAATGATGGGATTAGTTTGGTAGGAAATCCTTACTCATCTCCCGATACTATTTCCTTTGCCAGTTCTTGCCTTCCTGGAGGACTTGGTGAAGATCGCATTTCACTTACATCTCCTTATACTTTGAATTTGAATATGTCTGAAGATACAAATAAAAACGGATTTTGGAAGTACGAAGAAGACAAAACCCTGAAGGAAATTGAGCAATATCTTTCCAGTACTTATCATTCACATTACACCTCTGAACAATCAAAGACTCAAACTTTGGATTTGATTGAGAGTATTGGTGATGCTGAACCTTTCACGCGATCAAATGCTATCAAGTATTTGTCTCGCTTTGGTAAGAAGAATGGTAAATCAAAGATGGACATTCTGAAGGCAATCCATTATTGTATTCTCTTGTATCACTTTGCTGGTCTTCACAAAAACACTACTTCCGACTTTCCTTTTTGATTATGAAACTTTCTGATAAAACTCTTTCTGTTCTTAAAAATTTCTCTTCGATTAATCAATCTATTTTGTTTAAAGAGGGAAGTAAACTTCGCACTATCAGTGTGATGAAGAACATTCTTGCCGAAGCAACTATCACTGAAGATCTTCCCAAGGATTTTGGTATCTACGATCTTAACCAATTTCTTAATGGTCTTGGTCTTCACCAAAGTCCTGAACTAGATTTTGAAAATGATAGTTATGTGGTTATTCGTGAAGGAAAGATGCGGTCTAAGTATTTCTTTGCCGATCCCAATGTAATCATTACTCCTCCTGAAAAGGAAATCAATCTTCCTACTGAAGATGTTTGCTTTGAGTTGAGTACTGAACAACTAGACAAACTTCTTAAGGCAGCAGCAGTTTATCAACTTCCTGATATCTCCGCTGTTGGTGAAGCTGGTGTGGTGAAGCTGGTTGTTCGTGATAAGAAGAACGATACCTCCAATGATTTCTCTATCGTCGTTGGCGAAACAGACTCTGAGTTTGTCTTTAACTTCAAAGTAGAGAATATCAAGATTCTTCCTGGAACTTATGAGGTTGTCGTGTCACAAAAACTTCTGTCACGATTCCAATCCAAGAACCATGACCTGTGCTATTATATTGCTCTGGAACCTGATTCTACTTTTGGATGAACGCAAACGTACTGAGGATTTGGGGTAGTGTTTTACTTATTTGTGGTTATTTTGTATTGCTTTATGTGGATATACGACTGGGTTGTGCAATTCGTTTAGTTGGCAACCTGGTTATGATACCCTTTGCAATAAAAATCAAAACTTGGGATATCGTAATTCTTGAGTCATTTTTCTCAATAATAGATGCTTCTAAAATTATACAACTTTCGTTATGAAAAACTGGGATGAAGTGTTTGGCAGTATGTCAGATAGTGAAAAAAACAAAGTTGCTCTACTTCGAGTAATCGAATGTAGCAACGGTGTTGTTCAGTATATGTTTCGAGATCAGGAACCTGATGCTTTGACAATTGATGAGACTCGTCAAATAATGAAGTTCTCCATGGGATGTATGAAAACTATGAGCATCCCTCTCAAGGCAAATACTATTACATTCGAAAAAGAAACTGAAGAAATTCTCAGGGAAGTTCGAGAGTTGTATATCAGTGGATTTAAAAATGGCAACAAAGAAGATTTTGATGAATTTCTCAAAGTTTCAAAGGCAAATCTAAATGCCGTTGGTCCCAAGAGAATTTTGGAAGCAAAGCAAATTGCCTTCGATGAGATTGACGATATTCCCAATATTGCGCTAGAGTGGGGGCTACGATACATCTTCAGTTTCACTGGTTGGAACAAATGAACATTTTTGTTACTTCTCCTTGGCCTGCTGAAAGTGCCATTTGTCTTCCTGACAAACATGTTGTCAAGATGCCCCTGGAGTGCTGTCAAATGCTCTCTATCGTGGCATCAGAGAAGTGGGGACACGGGTACGGCACCCTCCCCAAGGCAGACGGGACGCCCTACAAGACCGAGAAAGGAGCATTCCGCAATCATCCCTGTACCAAGTGGGCACTGGAGAGTATCCATAATGCCTATTGGTTAATCAAGTGGGGATTGAACTTGTCTGATGAATACTGCTTGCGGTATAATAAAACTCACTCCTGTTACAAAACTCTTGTGGATGCATATTACTTGTTTCCCAAAGGTAAGATTACAGAAGTAACACCATTTGCTCGCGCTATGCCTGAAGAATGGAAGTCTGACAAGACTATTGATACATTTGAAGCATACAAAAGGTATATCGCATCCAAACCTTGGGTGTCTGAGAACTATCTTCGTATGCCTGAACGCAAACCTGATTGGATTTGATTATGAGTGAAGTTAATTTCAAGAAACATAGAGTGTTTCGCGAAACCGATTCTGTTATTTTTTATGATATTTCTGTAGAGGATTCGAACGCTTCCGATCTCGTTGTTCATACTGGACCTGCTATTTCGCCACCAAACGATATAGTTGGTGCAAAACAGTTCTATATTCATTTTCATCAAACCGATCACAATCGTGTCTTGTCTGGTATTCGTACATTTGAATTGGTGAATCTTACCTGGAAATACCCATATCATATAGTACATTTAAACCGTAGCTCAGGCGCTCTTGTGATTCCCCCTGGCACTTATCATCGCAGTATTTCTGGTGAGGATGGATCTATCGTCATTAACCAGGCAATCCGTAATGATGAGTTTGATCCAGAAACGGAATTTATTCCAGTTTCTGCTGGACAAAACTTTGATTTATATAGTATATTGGCATACGAAAAACCAGTTATTCATACTATTGGTGAGTAATTTATTATGAGAGATGAATTTCTTTGGGTGGAGAAATACCGTCCCAAAACTATTGAAGATTGTATTCTTCCTGATGCAACAAAGAAAACTTTTAAAGACTTCCTAGATAAAGGGGAAGTTCCTAATCTGCTCCTTGCTGGTCCTGCTGGGTGTGGAAAAACTACCGTAGCAAAAGCACTGTGTAATGAACTTGGAGTAGATGTATATGTCATCAATGGATCCGACGAAGGTAGATTCCTTGATACTGTCCGAAACAATGCGAAAAACTTCGCTTCGACCGTATCGCTTGCGTCAACTGCTAAACACAAAGTCATCATCATTGATGAGGCAGATAACACAACCTCAGACGTTCAACTCCTCCTACGGGCGTCTATTGAGGAGTTTAGTAACAACTGCCGATTTATCTTTACCTGCAACTACAAAAACAAAATCATTGAACCTCTCCACTCCCGATGCGCCGTTGTGGACTTCAGTATCAAGGGGAAGGAGAAGGCCAACCTTGCTGCAGGTTTTTATGGACGCCTTCAAGACATCCTTCAAGAAGAAGGTATCAAATATGACAACAAAGTTCTTATCGAACTTATTAACAAACATTTCCCCGATTGGAGACGAGTCCTTAATGAGTGCCAACGCTATTCGTCGGGAGGAGAAATCAACTCGGGTATTCTTGCAACTTTTAGTGATGTAAAAATCAATGACCTTATTAAACATCTCAAAGATAAAAACTTTTCTGAAGTCAGAAAGTGGGTGGTCTCCAACTTGGACAACGATGCTTCTAGTTTACTTCGCAGGGTTTATGACTCCGCTTATGATTGTCTTGTTCCCGCATCTATCCCTGCTGCCGTTCTTGTTATTGCTAAGTATCAATACCAATGTGCGTTCGTCGCTGATCAAGAAATAAATCTTCTTGCTGCATTGACGGAAATTATGGTAGAATGCGAGTTCCGTTAGAGATACTTTCCTTGAGTGGAGACTGTGAATTCAAATGAAAAAAACTAAGTATTATTATAAACATTATCGTCAAACATATGAGATTGGTGATGAAGCACTTTTGTCCAAAAATGATCTTGTTCAGTTTTATTCCAAAACTAAAGTTAAACTTCATACTGAATGGGATAGTGAAGACAATGAACAAATTGGATATACTTGGCAATATGCTGGTGATGGTGAAGATCTTCCTCAATTTTTTTTCTTTGTGGGATCAGTAGATGTGGAAATTGATGAAAATGTAATTAAATTTGATGAATCAAAAACAGAAAAAGTTAATTGGCAACCAAATTGGAAAAATTTGGAAAAAAGAAAAGTGTGAATTCAAATGATTAGTGAAAAAGAACTTAAGCATCTACGTCTTCAAGCATGGATGCGAGAGAATAAATGCGATGACATTGAATACCTTGGTGAAAAAGATGATAACTATTGGTATCGTATTGGTCCACATGAAATTAGTGTAGACCAGTTTGAAGATATTGAATTTATCGGGATGGTGGAAGAATCATGAAAAAGAAAAAATTCAAAGAACTTTTGCAAAAACCTTTGAGATTTCATCATCAAGATATTCATGAAGAACTTGATGAACTTAAAAAACATCAGGTTAAATCTAAATGGTATTATATCTTCTGGGGTGTCATGGCAGTTGCTGTAGTTGGCGGACAACTTTATGTTGGATCTGGTTATCGTGAGATGGCAGAAGCAACTAAATCAACTCAGATTTCTGTGAGGTGCATTACAAAATGAAATCGTTGAAAACTCCCTTAAGATATCCTGGAGGAAAGTCTCGTGCTTGTGTAAAGATGGATCCATACTTCCCAGATCTACGCAACTATGAAGAGTTTCGTGAACCATTCTTGGGTGGTGGAAGTGTTGCAATCCATATCACTAAGAAATATCCTAATTTGAAAATTTGGGTAAATGATCTCTATGAACCTTTGGTGAACTTTTGGCAACAACTTCAGATGTTCGGTCCTGAGATGAGAGATAAACTCGTTGAACTAAAATCAAGATATCCTGATGTAGGTTCTGCTAAAGGTTTATTCATAGATTCTAAAAATTATTTGAACAGTGGTGAGAAAGATCATTTCTGGCGTGCTATTAGTTTTTATGTGGTAAATAAATGTTCTTTTAGTGGTTTGACTGAGAGTTCTTCATTTTCAGCACAAGCATCTAATAGTAACTTTTCGATGCGTGGGATAGATAAACTTCCCGAATATTCTAAACTAATTGCTAATTGGCGTATAAGTAATTACTCTTACGACTATCTTCTTAATGAAGACACTGGAGTTTTTGTTTATCTTGATCCTCCTTATGACATTAAGGATAACCTCTATGGGCGTAAAGGATCAATGCACAAAGGATTTGATCACGATAAGTTTGCTGCTGATTGCTCTTCTTGCAATCTTCCTCAACTAATCAGTTATAATTCCGATCAACTTGTAAAAGATCGTTTTAAAAATTGGAACACTGGTGAGTTTGACCTTACTTATACGATGAGGTCAGTTGGTGAATATATGCGAGAGCAAAAAGAAAGGAAAGAATTGCTACTATTTAATTATGGAACTGAAGGATTGGTTGAACTCGATTAATTTTACAAAGGAAGATTTATCTGAAGATATTAAATCTTATCCTCCATACATTATTAATCGTTGCTTGTCTGGACATATTGATTGTGTGATGTATGCAAATGAAATGAATATGCATCATCAACTTGACAAAGATATGCAATATTCTTTTTATCTAAATACTCTTAGGAAACGGAAGAGATTTTCTCCCTGGCTCCGAAAGGATAAAGTCAAAGACTTAGAATGTGTAAAACAATACTATGGTTAT